CCAGATCAAGCAGGCGGCACATGTAGTGCAGACAGATGTAGCGGCTGGAACTTCTGTTACGACGATTACTGGGATGAATCTTTAGCATGTCACGCATTTGCTAGAAGAACAACATTCCATTTAAATAGTGGAGCAAGCGACAGCAGAACTATTACAAAATATGGGTTAAATGGCCTTTGGCCTGCACATTGTACAGGCGGTTCAGGTCAATGTTTACACGGTAGTTCGGGTTGGTCAACTCCGGTATTTGGATTTGAAAGCTGTGTATGTAACGCAACTTATTCTGGCGTAGATCAGAATGAAGGACTACGCGGATGTTACTGGAACGCAGCAAACGGTTATCTTAGAATACCAGGAGCAGGTGGTTATCACACATATAGTTGTGGCGGCGGCAACGGTTGCCAAGGTGACTCAGGACGCTTTGGTATGGTTTGCGTTAGCTGGGAATGCAATTAAAGATTGACTTTTAAATCATTTGGTGTTATAATTTAACAAAGGACACCAAATGATTAAACTTTTATTTCCAACACCTATTAATATATCTACCCTCAAAGAGCCTACTCATCTAATATATGATGAAGTAGGCTTTCTTTTGAATAAAGGTTACACAAATAAAGTAATCAGCGGCGTCAACGGCGATAGAATTGATATTACAAACGAGTTTTTTGAAAAAGAAAATCTTACTTATATCCCAGCTCTTTTAAATAACATACAAAAAAATATATTATCTTTTTGTAAGGAAATTTGTATTAAGCCTCAATATATAACAGAATCCTGGATTAATATTAATCCTACTAATTCTTATAACAAAAGACATTGTCATCCAGGATCAGTAATAAGTGGTACATATTATATTAAATATCCTGTAGATGCAGATAGTCCTATTTGTTTTTATAGAAGCAGAGAATTTTCAGATTACGGATGGGCATATGCAGCAGATCGTGATATTGATGAATTGAAATCTTACTATTCGCACCATCCTTGTGAAAACGAATTAATAATGTTTCCCAGTTATTTGGATCACGATGTAGTTTCTAATCATAGTAAAGATAGTAGAGTATCTTTAGCTTTTAATACTTCTCCGTAGTCAGAACTGTCTAATAATATTAAAATATACAATAATTAATAGTATAATGTTTACCTAGGAGTACATATGAAAAAAGCATTTTTTATTAACGGTGGAGCCGGCCGTGTGTTATGCAGCATACCTGCATTAGAGTATTATAAAGAACATACTGATCCAGATGTTGTAATAGTATCAGAAGCTTGGCATGAACTGTTCTTATCTTCAAAATTGCGAAATAATATTTGGCCAGTAGGCAGTAAAGAATTATTTAAAACTGTTTTAAAAGATAGAGAAATTATTAGTCCAGAGCCTTACAGACTAAATGCTTATTTTAATCAACGTGTTAATTTAATACAGGCGTTTGATATGCTTATTAATGATGTTGACGAAGCTGTAGAAAGTAAGCCTATAAATTTAGATCTCGGAAAAGCCGATCAAATTTATGGGTATAATTTAGTAGGCCAAGTTAAGCAACAAATGAAAAAAGAAAAGGTTATTGTCTTTCAACCATTTGGCAGCGGTGTTAAAATAGATGGCAATTTTGTATTTGATGAAAGTGGCCGCAGTTTTGAATTATCAGATGTGTTTAGAATAGTTGACGAACTATCTAAGGATTATGCAGTAATATTAATGACAAATCTCAAAATTCCAACCGATAGGCCTATGGGTGCTGCTATACCAGATAATGCAAGCTTGCTACAGTGGACGGGAATAGTTAATGCAGCAGACTATTTTCTAGGTTGCGATAGCATGGGACAACACTATGCCCACGCATTAGGCAAACCGGCAACAGTGGTTATAGGATCAACTTTTCCAGAAAACATAAGTTATCCAGGAAATAAAGACTTTACAATTATTGATAACGGAAAAGAAAATAGAGTATACGTGCCGTATCGAGTTACTCAAGATCCTGCAAGAGAAAGACACAACGAAGATAATATGATTTTAAACGAGGAAAATTATAAAAAAATTATGAAAAGTATCGCAGATAAAATCGGAAAACCAGAAAGTTCAAATAAGAAATTGCCGTCGGCAAATAATAAACCTTCGACCATATTTGATAAACCAAATAAAAAACTAATAGGAGAAAAATAATTATGTCATCAGGATATATTTTAGGTATTTCAAGAGGCCATAATGCAGGCGTTTGCTTACTTAAAGATGGTAAAATTGTATTTGCAAGCGAAGAAGAACGCTTTACAAGACACAAGTATGATGGCGGCCCTTTAGCAACAATGTTGAAAGTAAAAGAATATACTGATAAAATTGATGCACTAGTGGTGTGTCACACAACGTCTATTAATGATGGACCAAAAATAGAGTATACGGGCGATAATCTTTATTCAGGTTTAGCTAGAAAAATGGGATTAATTGATAGAAAAGGTGATATACATGATCATCCACAATGTATCGATGTTTCCCATTTACACCATAAAGTACATGCTGCTTGTGCATTTTATAGGAGTGGCTTTGACGAAGCTGTAGCAGTAGTTATTGATGGCGCTGGATCTGCAACTTCAGGACAAACTCAAGATGGTAATGTGTTACTTTGGGAAGTTGAGAGTATTTACGATTGTTCTTATCCTGACAATATTAAAACTCTATACAAACATTTTGGATGTAGAGATCCAATTGTTACAGCCATTAATACCAATACAGATGGAGCACAGTTTGGCGAAGAAGGCAATACATTTACTTCTGTAGTTTCAGGACACGCCGGCATAGTAAAAGTATACGAAGCAGTAACACAATACTGCGGCTTCCAAGCAATCGAAGCAGGTAAAACAATGGGACTATTTCCATACGGTAAAGAAAATAGTAATATACCCAAACTGTTTTTAAACAGTACTAAAATTCCACTAGCTGATAGAAGTCTTTTCGTTCCAACATATCCAAATGCTGCAATAGTAAATCATAAAAATTATGAAGAATTGTCAGATAGTCCTGTTGGAGATGACCATACTTGGACAGAGTACCAAAATCGAAGAGACTTAGCATATGCATGTCAACAAGAAACACAAGAACAAGCATTAGATATAATTTTGTCTGCTACAAAATTATCAGGTAAAAATAAAGTAGTACTATCTGGCGGCTACGGATTAAACTGTGTAGCAAACTACTGGTATCTTAATAGGCTTAATGAAGAAGGTATCGAATTATTTGTTGAGCCTATATCAAATGATGGCGGAACAGCCATTGGCGCTGCTTTACTATATTATTATGCTACTAGTCAATCTTTAGAATCACAGCCTAGAGAAATTTATCTAGGTCCTCAGTATAATTATAAAGATGAAGATATTACTAAATTGGCAGAAGAATATAATGCTATTGTTACTGATGCAACAGACGATGACGTTATCGAATTAATGACTAATAAGAATATTGTAGCAATGTTTCAAGGTCGTGCTGAAAACGGTCCACGTGCATTAGGAAATCGTTCGTTGATGTTCGATCCGACCTTTGAAGATGGCAAAGATTTCGTTAATGAAATTAAACATCGAGAATACTTCCGTCCGTTTGCAGGATCAATACTTGCCGAAGACGCACACGAATGGTTTGATTTACGGGGAATGGAAGACAGTCCACATATGATGTATGCTGTTAATTGTCAACCAGGCATTGCTGAAAAAATACCTAGTATTATTCATGTGGACGGTACATGTCGCATTCAGACAGTTACTGAAGAAGAAAATCCTCTTTACTACCGAGTGATTAAGGCATTTAAAGAAAAGACTGGAGTTCCGATTATCTTTAATACTAGTTTTAATCTAGGCGGAGAACCTCTTGTAGAAACATTAGAAGATGCACTTTGGACACTGAGCGAAAGTAAGATTGAATATTTGTATTTGCCAGAATACGGAAAGCTTCTTACAGTCGGAAATTGGAAAGTTGCTTAATACAGACATTGTTGAAGTTAGACTAGATAAATTTTTAGTCTACTCATCGAATAAATTAGATGGATACGGTTATCAGACAGCAGCTGATGCCGTATCCTGTATTAATCATTTTTCAAATGGCAGAATATATAATCATTGTTTAGAATGGTGTTCTGGCCCTGGATATTTAGGTTTTGGAACATTAAGCCAAGGCTTAACAGAACGTCTTACATTATTAGACATACACGAGCCAAATAAATTTGTAGTAGAAAAAACTATAGATAAAAATAATCTTAATAATAATGTAAATTTTGTATTGTCTAATAATTTTAAAAGTCATCCTACAAACATAGCATATGATCTAATAATTGGAAATCCGCCGCATTTTAGCTTTACTCCGTCATTTGGAAATATCGACCCTAACGAGCATCGAAAATATAAAGATCAAAACTGGAACATACATCAAGATTTTTTTAATACTGTTAGTAGCTATATAACTGATGATGCTGATATTGTACTAATGGAAAATACAAAAGGTAGTAATCCAGAAACATTTGCGAAGATGATCGAAGATAACGGATTAAGAATTGAAAATTATTGTTTGAGTGTAACTTATCCTAATGATATCTGGTATTTACATATTAAAAAATCTTAATTTATAAACTCTTGTTCAAATCCTGTGGTTAAATCTAACACTTGATTATGTTTAATAGTCTGATATAGCTTTTGAGAAAGTATAAGATGATTGCACTCGGAGATATGGCCTTCCCTAGGATCTTTCCCGTTAATTTTTCCCTTCCAGTTCAACCAAGATTGCATATTTTTGCCTTTTACTTCGTTAATACACGGATCGAGTAAACTACCTTTTACTGCAATATTATTATTTAAAAAGAATCCTTCATTTTCAAATCCAGGAAGTATTAGTAAATTTAAATTATTTTGTTCTTTTAAAAAATTTAATCCATATAATAGCCACTGAAATCTTATAGAATCCTGAGGATTATCTGTTAGATGTTTGATGTATAAATTAATTGCTTTAGATTGGTCTTTTGTTACATAATTGTCGAGGGGACCCATGTGAATATTACCTACGCCTTCATTATCTGGAAAAAACCATTGACGATTTATTTGAGTAGTAATAAAAATAATAGTGTCTGTTTCTGGATTTATATTCGAAGAATTATCTATAAATTGGTAATATATCCATTCGTTAGCAACACCGTCTTCGCATATATTATAAAAATTTTCATGGCCTAGTTTTTCTGTAAGACTCCACATCCAGTGCCAGTCTTTAATTTCGTCACCTGATTGGTGAAATGTTCCGTAGCTATCGCCAAAAATCCAAAGTTTTCCATTTTTCATAATAATACTTATGCTTGGTAAGAGCATAAATACTATAAATTGGAACCATAAACATGTTTGATATTACAAGATACTTTAATAAAGGAATTAGAACCAGTATTCAGCTTCAGGATAACGGATCATTTTCTCATAACGGCCCTTGGAAACAAGTGTACACTAATACACAAGTTGCACGGTGGCATGCAGGCGAATTTTCCAGTGCAGAATTTACAATAAGTATAGATTATAGCACAACTCAAAAAGAAATTATAAAGTGCATAGTGTGTAATGGCGTAGATTATGCAAGTTTAGTTGTAATAGGAAGAAGTAACTTAGGAACTAATATAGTTGAATTAAGTGCAATAGTAAATTCTTCTTATGTTGATTTGATTATCAATCCTGCTGATGCAGCATATAACGGAGCTAAGTTTATACATACAGCACAATACTTTAGAAATCAAAATCCATTAACTTCATAATGTTTTTGATTGATAAATACAATAGATGGAGTAATAGATGACAACAATAGTAAATTCACCGTTTAAGTCAAAATTTGGGTTTGAAAGTGCTGGCTTTACAGTCGACGACGAAGGAAATATTTCTGCTAAATCTATTAGTTTAGTAGACGAAGTTCCTGATGAAGTTGATACAGATCTACCTGCTGATAGAAAATTTGTAGAAGTTAGTGGTAATTTTAGACTAAGTGGAAGTGCAACTGATAATCCAGGATTTACTGTTTTTCGAACTAAGACAACAACAATTGATCTTGAATTATCGACTCTTACATTTAATATTTACTCCGATGCTGGATTTACTACCTTGTATAATACAGGGTTAAGTCATAGTGATGGCGACTCTAGAGAAAATGCGCAAGGCAAGAATGCAGGCAGACTTGCTTGGTCAGTGCCACTATCAGCACCTAATACACTTTATTATGCAAATGTAAATGGAACAGTGTCAGGAACTATTACAGTAGAGAATGCACCTAGTGCATTCAGTGAAGTTGATATAACATCGACAATAGCAAGTACTAGTACAACTACTGGAGCACTTACAGTCGCGGGCGGCGCAGGCGTTGTTGGTGACATTAACCTAGGAGGAAATTTAAATATTCAAGGCCTTGGTATTCCTGCATTATCGTCTGGCACGAATTTAGATTTATCAGCAGGGAATAAAATAGTTGTAAAAATTAACGATGTATTGTTAGGAAGTATTGGTGCAACCGGCTCTGCGCTTCCAGTAGTTGATACTACTATAAATAACACTACAATAGGTGCTACCACACCAGCAACAGCAGCGTTTACTTCGGCAACAGTAAGTATAGAGCCTGCGGTCAACAGTGGCGTAGCAAACAAACAATATGTAGACCGTACTGCGGTTTCACTGGCAATAGCATTTGGATTATAAAACATGGCAAAGACACAAGTAAAAAATTACGTATTTAAACCAGGGGTAGGGGCGTCTGATAACTTATATCCTGCTGCATATGGATTATTATCCAGTAACAAAAGCTTTGTACAAAAGGAAGCAACGCAATGGATACAAGATCAAATTGATGCAGCAAATGCAGGCTTTGTAGGTTATACTTATAATTCAGAAAAATGCGAAAGAGATATCGGTTATAATATCGACGCATATTTAAAAGATCTAAGATACGGCGGCAATGAAAATACTTACAATGTTGTAAAATACTATTGGGATCAAGATGTAGCACAGATTGACGGCGATAGAGCTGTAGAAATTGCAACTTATAATTTTATTAAAACATTAATACAAACTTATGTCCTGGCCAATACTGCTTATAGCGCAAGTAATACTGAAGTATCACAAACAATTGACAATACAAAAACTGCTGAAGCAGGTACATCTACTATTATTGGAGATTTAGTTCAGGCTACATCTGATGTTATTAATACTGGAATATCAGCATTTCCAACGTTTGTTGCTACAGGTGTAGGAACGATTAAGATTCAAGGTAGATATGATTTAGATCAATTATTATTAATTACTAATGTAACTTCTAATGATATTATATATAATTTTAGTGCACCAGCTACCGGTGGCTTAGTTAGTCTTAAAACTGACCAAATATCTAAAGATGCAGATTTTACCAAATATTTAGAAACAACTGATGCTATTACAACGATTACTTTAAATTTTGATACTAGTAATCATTCCTCAACAGACGAATTACAAATTTTTGTAGAAAAATTAGAAAACGGCAAAAGTGTAGTAACTACTAGACCTTTTGATTTTGGTACAGATGCAATCGAACGTTTGAGAGTTGCGCAACCTCAATCAATGCTTGACGCTGACTTTGAATATGGATTACAGCCTACTAAATGGGCAGCTATTTCAACAATGAGAGGTTATCCTTCGGTTTACGAAGTACCAGGAACAGATACTCCAGTTTTATCAGTTGTAACTGATGCAAGTGCAGGCACAGATGGTATTGGTCAAAGTTTAATTACTGTAACTACAGTTGGTCCGCATAATATTCCAGTAGGTACACCTATAACTATTAAAGCACTAGAAGACTCAGTACCAGGTGCAGCACGAGCAGAAGGTAGTTTTGTAATTGTTGAAGCTCCAACTCCTACCACTTTTACGTTTTATGCAAAATCCAAAGTTGGCACAGTTAATCCAACTACACTTTCTACAACATATACACAACTAAGACAGGCTGCATTCTACACAGGTGCAAACATTGGCGAACCAACAGTTTCGGTTGTAAGCAACGGTAGTGCAGGAACCTTAGCGGCTGAATTAGATATTGCAGCTGGAAGTACAATTATACCATATGACGGACCATCGCCCGAAGTTGGTGCTCCTTTAATTAATGCAGGAATTCCTGAAGGATCTCAGGTTACTAGTATTATAGATACTAGTGCCGGCGGCGGCGAATACTTAACTCCTGTAATTACGGCAAATATTAACCCTAGCGATCTAAGTTTTGACGTAGACGACGCCACTGGCATTGTGCCAAATCTTGCTTTAGATCGCGGCGATGGCACCGCTGTATATGTTACTAGCATTGTAGGAACAACAGTAAATGTGTCAGGAGCATTTACTACTGGATTTACATCTAATAAAGTTACTTACACAGGAATATCTCCAAGTCCCGTAGTATCGAGCGGCACCGGAGCAATATTTAATATTTCATCAGCAGGAGGAACATATACCTTAGACGGTTTTTCCAATCAAGGTGATAACTATCAAGTAGGCGACATATTATTAGTAACAGGTAATAACTTAGGCGGTATATCACCAACTAACGATCTTACTATAACTGTTTTAACATTAGACAGTGACACAGGTATAGGAACAGTAAGTTTATCTGGAGACGCATTTGACGGAACAACTTCAGTTACTGGTGTTACCGGTAACACCCAAGGCGGCGTAGGGTTAGATGCATTTTTTGATATAACATATGTTAATAATGTATATACAGCTGATATAACATCACCGGATACTTCTACTGGCTATGCTGTTGGAGATATTATAGTTGTAGATGGTTCTTTAATTGATCCAACAGCCGGCGGACCAGCAAATGATCTATATTTAACAGTTGCAACTATCGGCGCAGGCGGATCTATTGTAAGTGTAACAGCCAGCGGCACTGCTCCAGATACACAACTTCAGTTTAATCAGCCTACTTATTCTACATCAGGATCTGGTGTTGGCGCACTATTTTCAGTAAGTACTGATGGAACAACATATTCTGTTTCAATTGATCCTATTAACCAGGGTACAAACTTTTTACCAGGTGATACTATTACTGTATTAGGCACAGACCTTGGCGGCGCCACACCTGCTAATGATTTAACAATAACTATTGATAATGTAGGCGGCGCTGGCGAAATAACTGCACAAACAGCTACTGGAACAGCGTATAACGGATCATCATCTATTAATATTGCCGGTACTAATCAAATAGGCACAGGAGCAACTTTTGATGTAAGCCTTGCTGGTGGCACGTACACTGTAACACTGACAGATGGCGGCAACAACTATGGCGCTGGACAAACAATAATAATACCGGCAGGATTGGCTCTTCCCGGAACGTCGCCAACTAATGATATAACTATCACTATTAGTACTGTAGATGCAATAGCAACCGGAACAGTAGCAACCTTTACTGATGCTGGCACAGCATATAACGGCACAGGATCTTTTACTGTAACAGGCAACATACAGCCTATTTCAGGTACTAATTTTACGTTAAGTTTAAATAGAGAAAATGGTACATATTCAAATATTACAGTTGATCTAGGTAGCATCAATTATGCTGTAGGAAACACATTTAGAATAAACGGACCAACGCTTGATGGTGTATCGCCTTTACACGATATTGATATAAGTGTTACTAGTGTTGATTCTGAAACAGGAGAAATTACAGGCATTTCTACAAATTTTGATTCTGCTATATCAGGAGATATTATAAGACTTATAAGTACATTAATTGTGACAGAGGCTACTAGTAGTACAATTTCTAAAAATGCAGTAATTACATATGGCGCTTTGGCAACATTAGAAATTACATTAAATAATGCACATGGTCTTGTCCCAGGAGACACATTTATTGTAACATCTGCATCAGACGACGGAGTTAATAATCATGCATTATCAGCAGGATCGTTCTTTGTTACAGATATACCTGCTGTAAACAAATTAAGATATCAAGCAAGAGCAGTTGGAACAATTGATGCAACAACATCTAGTATATTAGGCACATTATATTCAAGACCAGATAGTTTCTTTGTACACAGACCGTATGACGGCGGAGTACAGTTAGGAACAGGCGGTCCGCAACACGGTGCGCAAGCAATACGTCAAAGTAAAAAGTATATTCGTTATCAGTCAGGTAAAGGTATTATGTATACTACTGGTGCATTGTTTGCACCAAGTTACGATCTGCGTAGTTTGACAGCAGGCGGTGTAGAAGTAGGATCACTAATTACAGTTGAAACAGACGACAATGATCACGGAGTACAAGTTGGCGGAGTTGTTAGAATTCTTGGAGTAGAAACTCCCGGATACAACAGTGGCCCTGGAACAGTAGTACCGCCAGTATTTGATTATACTGTTGAAAGTGTACTAGACGAACGTAGATTTACAGTTCGAGCACAGCGTAGACTAGGAGCAACTGAAGCAGTATTAGGGTTTGGTTCACAAATGAGTGTTGTTAGTTGGCATGGTGCTACAGTGCGTTCTGGTATCTTTGATGATCAAAATGGGATTTTCTGGGAGTTTGACGGAACGCAAATTAGTGTAGCACAACGTACAGGTACAAGACAACTTGCAGGAACAATTGCCCTAAGCGTGGATGATAACCTAGTAGCAGGCACAAATACTAGATTCCAAGATCAATTAAAAGCCGGAGATAGAATTATTATCAAAGGTATGACACATGTTGTAAGTCACGTTAACAGTCAAACTGAAATTACAGTTACACCAGACTTCCGCGGAGTTGTAAACATTGCCGGCGCTAAGGCTAACTTAATTGTTGACAAGAAAACAAAACAAAAAGACTTTAATCTAGATAAATTGGACGGCACCGGACCAAGTGGTTACGATATTGACATTGCTAAGATGCAGATGATCGGCATTCAATACAGTTGGTACGGTGCAGGTTTCATTGACTTTATGCTACGTGGTGCAGATGGTAACTTTGTATTTGCACACAGAATGCGTAACTCAAACGTAAACACAGAAGCGTTTATGCGTTCAGGTAACTTGCCTGTGCGTTATGAAGTTAGTAATGAAGGACCGAGTGGCAAACTTGCAGCAGCACTCGATGCAAGTCAAGTTACAATACCATTAACAGATAGTAGTTTCTTCCCGGACTATGGCACAGTTTATGTTGACAACGAAATTATGACGTTTACCGGTAACAATAAAACTACTAATACGTTAACAGGTGTAACTCGTGGTGCAACATTTACAAATTTCCAAGCAGGAGCAACACGCAGTTATACAGCAGGTATAGCAACAACGCACACTGACAGAACCGGCGTTGTATTAATATCTCAAACAATTACACCATTGATTAGTCACTGGGGTAGTGCGTTTATTACAGATGGTATGTTTGATGATGATAGAGGTTATATTTTCTCCTACGCAGAAAATCAAGTAAACGTTAGTACTACTAAACAAAGTGCTTTCTTAATTAGATTGGCACCAAGTGTATCAAATGCACTTATTGGTGATTTAGGTGAAAGAGAACTACTAAACAGAGCGCAGTTACTACTACAAGGAATTGAAGTTACATCAGATGGCACTGACGGAACTAATGATATTACGGGTGGCATTGTTGTTGAAGGAATTCTTAATCCGCAAAACTATCCATTAAATCCAGCAGACATTGGCTGGACAGGACTAAGTGGTGTTGCACAAGGTGGACAGCCAAGTTTTGCACAAATTGCTTCAGGTGGTAGTGTTAACTGGTCAACAGGTGATGCTGCAACAACTGCAACAGCTACAGCTCAAAGTGCAATTAGTGCAGATATTAATTCAGGCATATACAACAGTCCAAATAATAGAGATTACGTATACATTGATACAGCAGATTATCAAACTACATTCGGAACTACATCTAGGGCGCCAGTTTTAGGTAAAACTATTACAGGTTCTAACATTGATGCAAATACTACTATCACTGATGTGTATATCAGTGGCAGTTATGGTTATTTTAGATTAAGTCGAAGAACCCAAGGTCAAACAAGTGCCGGCACTGGAAGTGCGTTTTCAGTCTTAACTGCTAATGAAGCGTTGGTTAACAGAAACTTTGCATATTTTGATAAAGCAAGTTTTGAAATATCAGGTGCAGGAATCGGTACAGAACTATCCAACGGCGGCAGTGTTACATTCCCTGCAAACACATTGGTTAACAGTGTAAACTTGTTAGACTTCGGCGGCACAGAGTACTATGAAGTGCAGTTTAATAATGCGTTTACTGGAACACTCCCAGTGGGCACAGGTACAGTAGAATTTACGTTTGTACAACCACCGTATGCACAGCCTGGAGAAACAGTATTTTCATTCATTGCTACACCTGGAGAACGTGCTAGTTTAGACTTATCACAGTTGAAAGAACTTACTAATACACCGTTAGGTGGTAGAGGAACATATCCAAATGGTCCAGATGTACTAGCACTTAACGTATATAAAGTTGGCGGCGCAGCAACTGATGCAAATATTATTCTAAGATGGGGCGAAGCACAAGCCTAAAGGGCTTGTGCAAACTCCCAAAGATTATCAAACACAAGTGTTTGTTTTTTAATCTGTTTGTATGCGTGTTTGTTTAATTGTTTTTCGGTTTCTAGGCCGTACCCAGTTCTAACCAGTATAGGTCTAGCACCTATTTTGAAGGCGGCTTTTAGGTCACTAAGTTTGTCACCAACAAAAAAACCTTTTGAAAATTTAATATACGGATGTTCTTTCTCACATCGCTTAAACATTCCGATATTTGGTTTAGCATACATGTCATTCTTACGACTACTGGCACTATAGTAGATGGCATCAATACTAGGACAGCCTGCTTGTCCCAGTAACTCGAGCATTCTATTATTTACTGCATCTACATCAGCTGGAGTCATCAAGCCTTTTTCGATTCCTCCTTGATTGGTAATAACTGCTATCCTATGACCTTTAGACCTCAATAATGCAACAGCTTCTAAACTACTCGGTATAGGATCAAACATCATAGGAGTGGTAACATATGTTCCAAGATCGACATTCAATACACCATCTCGATCCAGGCCTATTACCGGTTTGTTGTAAATGCTACTATCATTAATTTGATTAGTATTGTTTACAAACGCATTGTCTAATACACTCCTAGCCATTTTTTTCCTTTGACCGTTGACTGTCACCTGGAGCAACTCTGTAATTGTCCTCTACACTATCAGCTGTGCTAACTTCGGTAATGCTAGAACTGCCTTGTAGACAAATCAACCTATGTGGCTGTAGCGGAGGATTATGCCAAACATCACCCTCATTTAATTCTTTTTCATATAGCCCAGCAGTATCAGTGTCAATCCATTGTACTTTGAATTTACCTGTGTTTACAAACCATGTTTCGTCCTTTTCTCGGTGAAAGTGCATGCTGAATTGGGCGCCTTCCTTTTCAAAAAACATAATTTTACCACAATACTTATCGTTAGTGGCCCAAATAAGTTCGTATCCCCAACCTTTGGGTACTACGCCTTGTAATCTAGTTGGTTCTTGCATTTATATAATCCTCTACATTTGTCCATTGCATATCTACTACACTATTTAAATTAGTTAAGTTTGCGCAGGTATACTTTTGATATTGCGACTTAATATTTTCTGGCATAGGAATATACCTAATATCTGAATTGTACTTTTTAGCAATTGTTCTGCCAACAGTATCAAAACTTACAGGAACACCTGTGCCCACGTTAAAAATTCCCGATTGAGTCACTTCGAACATTTTTTCATGTAGTTTGCATATATCGTCGACACATACGAAATCTCTTAGATATTTTTCACTGTCTTCAAATAATGTCACAACCCCTAAATCTTTTGCTTGATGTGTGAATTTACTTACTGGACTTGCTTGATCTTCTTTGTGTTCTTCGCCTTGTCCATAAACATTAAAGTAACGGAATCCTTGAATAATAATTTCAAACTCGTCTTGAAATTGACCTAAAAATCTATCAAACAGGTACTTACTCCAAGCATAAGGACTTTGCGGGAGCAATGGACCATTTTCTGTAAAGTGTTCAGTGGGTCCATAAACACTAGCACTACTAGCGTATTGTAAATTAGTACCAAAGTTTTCACACACTTGTGCTAATCTTACAGTAAACTCAAAGTTTTGTTCTAGTATCTGATTTACATCCGTATATGTTGTACTACTAATAGCACCTGTATGTATACACCAGTCGTAATCCTCTGTACTGGGAATAATACCAGGTTCCCACTCCCAACCTTCTACATCGTGTCCTTGCGATTGCAAATATAATGCAATGTTCGATCCAATAAATCCTTTATGTCCAGTAACTAATATTTTCATTTGTTTCTCTCAGCTGTTTTCATTAATTTGTTACTCCAATCTTTTTTAAATATAGGACTTATTATATTGTTATCGTGTTCGTGCTGGCTCTGCGGCGGCCCACCAAATATATAACCCAAAGTTATACGAGGCTCGACATCAATTGTGGGAATTCCTCGATGCCATATATCACTTGGAAATATGATACAACGGTTATCTTTATAATCTACTTCGCATATTTTTCTGCCACCGTTATCGGGATAATCAGTCCAGAAGTCCATGCCAGTGTCACCAGAAATAAGATGCACCATGGTCCATGCCGGAGGCCCCATATCTGCATGTACTCCTCCTACTAAGGTTTTTGTAGTTAGATTAAGTTGACACTGAATTAAGTGCAATGGCAATACTTCGTCTTCTTTGCTCAATTTATTTCTAGAATCATTAAGTGCAGCAAATGTTGCTTTGTATTCCCACGGAATTTCGTGTAATCCAAATAACGGCCATATTTTACTAAAAAAAGAGTGACCTACATCAGGTCCAATGCCATGATGTTGGCACGTTACTGGTATTGATAAAATATTTTTTTTAATAGACTCATATAACCACTCTGGCACAATGTCATCAAATACAAATACATCATTGGTCATTTATTAAAATTCTCCATAATTCTCTTATTTACTTGCTTCTATAATGCCAGTTGTTGAATAACCTTCTACAGTTTGTACTAGATGTACATCTGCTAAGTCGTGTCCAACAACTTGTTCTACTGTATAGTCGCCGCCTTTAACAATAACATGCGGTTTTAATTCCTTAATTAATTCGTAAGGTGTATCTTCGTGAAACACGATTACTTGATCTACCCACGACAATATTTCTAATTGACTGATACGTTTCATTTGGTTGTTAATAGGTCTAGTTTCGCCTTTAAGACGCTTTACACTAGCATCGCTGTTAATGCCTACAATTAGTTTATCACCCAGTGTACGTGCTTCTGCTAAGAGCTCAAAATGACCCTTGTGCAGTATATCAAACACTCCGTTAGTAAACACTACTCTTTCTTCCAAGTCGCTTACAGCAAGCGTATACGTGCCCGTGTGCTGAACACTTTCGCGTGAGCCTTTAACTGCTAGTTCAATTGCTTTTTTGTAATCATAATCTTTTGTAAGGGCATAAACAAATGCAGCTAGGAAACAGTCTCCAGCACCAGTTACATCACTAACTTCAACAGTGTCAACATCTACTTCGTAAACTTCATTGTCGATCTTAGCAACAACACTTTTGCCTGCTCTTGTTGTAATAATATTACCGTGCCAATTAAGGAAGTATTCTTGAAATTCCTTTTCGTTGGGTTTAACTAACCATGCACCTTCGTAGTTTTCTGCATGTGACTTAGGATCAACAATTACACGGCATCCAAATTTATTAAGATGTTCGATAATCTTAATAGACTCGTCTAATACACCTTTGTTGTAATCGCTTAGTATTACATACTCGTATTTGCTAAAGTCGTTGCGAAGAATTGTGTTGCAAACTTCAACGCCGTCTGCATAATGATCGTCGTCTATGCGTGTAACATAATGTCCGTCACACATAACACGAGTCTTTACACATTTTTTAGATGCATACTCAAACAGCTCAACATCAACACCGAGACTTTTTAAGTTTTCGTAAACAAGCCCTGCGCCGCCTGTAGTTTCTACAACATGTTTTTGTGCTACTACAGGCACAGGAGCCTCAGGACTTAAACGTGTGCTTGTTCCATAGATATATTTGTCGATTATTATGTCGCCAATAATTAATACTTTCATAACGCTATTATACTTTCTTTTGAGTTATTTGTCAAGAAGATTTATAGTTTGAAATACAGTATCTAGCTTAGTAAGATTAATTTTACTTTGAAGTGTGTTGCGCAAGCCGTGGTGCAACGGTTTTGGCCACTTAGTAAAACTGCACCAAGCATATCCATCGTGTTCATTATTAAGTTTAGGAATAAATTCTTCTTGAATAACACAAAGATATGTATGAAAATAAAACCTACTGTCAGGTGAAATAAAACTTTCCAAAGGAAGTGTTTTTTTAATATCAGGAACAAATCCAATTTCTTCCTCAATTTCTCTTTTTAAACCTTCCCACGGAGTTTCGGCACCTTCGTTTGTGCCGCCAACGAGTCCCCACAAATTATTACGCTTGCCTTGCGCCCTGTGCAGAAATAAAAATCTATTTGTATCTAGTGTGTAAAATAGCGCACCGCTACATGTAATACGATTGTTCATACATATAATTAGCAGACGAGTATGTCTTAATACACGCTATTTGGACAATTATCCTGCTAGTTCAACACGCCAAGTTCCTACAGGGTAGTCGCCATCGATACTTAATAACCATTCGTCGTTATTAAATCGATACTGTACGCTTGTATTTAAATTAGTAGTGTATGTGACATCAGTAGCAGCACTTGCATCGAATACTGTATTCCATTTAGAACCATCCCATTCGATAATATCATTTGCACTTGCAACGGTTGCAGTAGTATCTGTGTTTTGCCATGCTGTTGGTGATTCAGTAGCATCTGCATTACCAACATCGTCTAATAGCAATAGTCTCACACCAGGTGTTTTAATTGGAGTAGGATTGTAATTAGTAGGGTCAATGATATAATCTATACTTGTACGTCCTGCAATTACAGTGTCGCTTGGAAAACTATCTGTGTCCCAGTTTATTAATATTGTTGTTTCATCAAACGGACTTAGTGTAAACGTTCCTGTAACAGTTTTAGAATTATCTTGACTAGTGAAATATATACGACTTACATCAGCAGCATATGTGCCCGGCAACGCTTCAAAAATTTCTCTCCAATTCTTATTACCAACAATACCATTGGAAAATAATTGCGCATTGTTGCCACTTACAAATGCACCGTATGTATTGTAGTTGACATTTGCCATTTCAGCAGCAGTGTCGGATATAGCTTTTCTACCAAATTCGTTTTCTGTAATTCCTGCTCTTGGCGAATCGTCGTATGCATTAAGCACTGGAGCACTAACTCCACTTTCAATATCACCCAGTGTTTCGTCAAACATGCTTGTAATAATATTAGTAATTACTCCCATTTTTCGTACTTTAGTAGGTGGACTGATATAGATAGGAATACTAAATGTCATAGTACAAATATCTATTTCACTGTCTACACCAACAGGTACACTTCTGTTTGACCATTGTACATTTTCTAAATTAACAACACTGATACTTGTCCAGTCAATAAAGTTGTCGGTAGTTTGCATTTCTAAGCTAGGATTAAACAATACTAATATTTGTTCTAGCAATTGTAATTTTTGATCTGTATTGCTTGTCCAGATATCTGCATTAATGCGCATCATGTATGGAGTTGGTATTAAACGTTCAACTGTATAATTCTTACCTTGTGTGTTTAAGTATTCTCCTGCTTCGCTATCATATGCACGTTCTCTAATATTAGTTTTGCGAGTATATGTTGAATCTGTTAGTCTATCTTTGTCTAGTTCTAGTCCAGTTAAGTACACAGCAATTCGCGGCGCACTAGGTAATTTGTTTTCACTGTTTTCTCTAATAATATTAGCAACTTGGCGTGTTAAATCGCCGTAAGTAACTGGAACATCTTTTTGCACACCTTTTCCGTCTTGTACAGGAAAGTTTGCTAGTATGCGCATCATTTGCGTAAGATATCTTCTTATTTGTCCGTCGTAAAAATGTTGCATTAATTATCTGCCTTTGGACGAAGTGCTTTAGACAAACTCTGTCTTTCTTGAACAGTTTCGCCGTCGATTTGACTAGTTTTATTATTATTAATAAATGTAGTTTTATATGTTTGTCTTTCAAGCGTGTTGCTTAGAGACATTCTAATATCATCCTGCACTTTAACCCACCTTGTTCCATCATATCTAAACATTCTATTTGGTAAAAAGTCTGTACGTAAGAAATAATCACCTTCTTCATTGTTAGTAGGAAACCCTATACCAAAACCAAACGGCGCCCCATTAGGAGCAGCATCACCAGTACCAACTAAGTAACCTGTATATCCTTCACGTTCTGGTCTACTTGTAACTTCGTCTGTAGTTCTGTCTATATTACTTGCTTCAATGTCAGTGTCGTCTGCTGTTTGTAGTGCAACACTGCCGTCGTCATTTGTACTTACTGTATAATAGTGACTAATGTCATATCCGCTTTTAGGAGCATCAGCTTCTGCTTGTGCAACCACAGCATTAGAAATCTGCATTTCTTTTTCATATGTTGATAATAAATCACGTAGAGTATTGTCACTTCCTTCTTCTGCAGGTAAGTCTAATATTTCTGCGTATTCTTGACCATCATAAATTTGCTTTAATTTTAAGCGATATAAATGCGGATACCAAGTTTGACTAAATCCTTCTGCTGCACGATTTACATCTTCTACAACATAAAATCTTTTGAGTGCGAAACTGTAATCATTAAGAGCATATTCATCTTTTAGATGTGGCAGTTCAATTACATCACCTGACATAATTTTTCTACCTAGAGTTTTAACTGAACTATTAATATGTATAGTTAACATAAGTGTATCATTACTTAAAAATAGTCCAAACGCACTAAGATCAAAGTCTATATCCTGGACATTATAAATGCCGCGAATATTGTAAACGTCGGGATCATACTTTCTGTCTCTATTTTCTAAGAACAGTAAGTCTTGTATGTTGGTTTCTTTTACAGCATCGTATGTCGGCTGGTCAGCAGTTCCTTCGCCGACAGCGGGATTTTCTGCACCAAGGAACTTGTGGATATTAATATCTGTACCGCCGACAGTAAACATCTCTTGAATCTGTCGATCCAAAAAGTGATAATCATTGCCGCGTTCCGGTTTGTATAATGATAAGCGAGGGATAGCTATTCTCCTATTCGTTATGTATATTTATCGTTAAGATAGCAGTTACGATAAATACTATTGGAGAACTCATATGGCAGATTTAGCAACACAAAAACAAGAAGTATACGATTATGTTAACACATTCCTCGGCGGAGGTATGGTTGATGTTGAACTTGACCCTATACACTATCAAACTGCACTTAACAAGGCATTGACCCGTTTTAGACAGCGTAGTGATAATGCTGTTGAAGAGTCGTATATGTTCTTAACAACTGTTGTAGATCAAAATGATTATATATTACCAAACGAAGTAATGGAAGTGCGTAAGCTATTCCGTAGATCAATTGGTTCACGTACTGGCGGCGGAGACGGCGGCAGTTTGTTTGAACCGTTTAACATGGCTTATACAAATACATATTTGTTGTCAGGATCTAAACTTGGCGGATTAGCAACATATGATATGTTCTCCCAACACCAAGAATTAGTAGGTAGAATGTTCGGCAGCTTTATTGAGTTTAAATGGAGCAGCACAAGCAAAAAACTTACGCTGTTACAGCGTCCTAGAGCAGAAGAAGAACTATTGCTTTACTGCTATAACTATCGTCCTGACAGTGAATTACTAAATGATTATCTTGCAGTGCAATGGTTAAAAGATTACACACTAGCAGCATGTAAGTATATGCTAGGCGAAGCACGTAGTAAATTTGCTACTATTGCCGGTCCACAAGGCGGCTCGACACTCAATGGCGATAGCTTAAAAGCAGAAGCACAAGCTGAAATGGAAAAACTAGAAGTTGAAGTTAGTATGGCTGTTTCAGGTGGTACAGGCTACGGATTCTTAATAGGCTAAAAAACACCCGAGTTTACGCTAACATTTACGTATGCTGTAAATACAATATAACAAAGGAGTTACATTGTGTGCAGTCCATTTGTAAGAAAAGAAGCCAACAGACTTTTTTGGTTAGTTAAAGGTCACCTAATCCCCATATCAGAGCCAGACGATATTGTAGAAGGTTATTACGAAAGTTATTTCAAACGTTTGTGGAATAATGAATCTGGATGCTTAGATCAGTATGAACATGGATTTGAGCAAGCATGGGCAGAACGAGAAGCAGAAGAAATAAATCGAGTTGCTGTATTAGGTTACGATTGAATGAATAAATATCTAGTATTTGTGTTATAAAGGACTAGGTATGAGAAAACTCAAAATCAATAAGCCGTTGGACGTCCCAGGCTGGACTAACAGTATCCAGCATCGAGAATATAAAGACTTAGTAGCAGAGCTTCCAGAAAATCCTCGAGTATTAGAAATAGGTTGCGGCTATGGCAGAAGTACTTGGGCTTGGTTAGATGCGCTACCGCCTACATCAACTTATTGTGTATTAGATAACTTTCGCTTAACTAGTAAGTGGCTTCATAAAAGTCAATATACAAATTATAAAAGAATAAATCCTATAATAGCAAGTTTTATTTGGAAATGCAATAAAAGAAACACTACACAAAGAGAAATATTTGATAAGTTTATATCATATCATCCTAATCAACAAATAATAAAAACAGTTTGGGAAATGGATTCCGATGACTGGATTGTAAGTAAAGAATTTACAAACAATTGGGATTTAGTATATCTCGATGATAGACATGAATATGAAGTTATGAAACAATGGTTATCAATATTTTCTAATGTTTCGATTGTATGTGGCGACGATTATCTACCGAGGTTCCAAGGAATAATTGACGCAGTTGACGAATATTCTAAAGATAAAAATGTATACAAACATATTACTCGCGCCGCAAATTTCTTTATTATTAAGAATAAATCAAGGTTGACAAATACATAAGTTCTGTTATAATAATATAATTATAGGAGAACAATATGAAACTGAAACTATTAGTTATTGGCCATGGTAGACACGGTAAAGACACTGTATGTGAAATGCTTCGCGACAAATATGGTTATAGTTTTGAAAGCAGTAGTAAGTTCTGTAGCAAGTTGTTTATCTATAATGATCTAAAAGACAAATACGGGTACACTGACGAAGAACAGTGCTATGCTGATAGACACAATCATCGTCAAGAATGGTACGAAGCTATTTGTGATTATAATATACCTGACGCAGCAACTTTGGGCAGAGAAATGTTTGCCGAATATGATATCTACTGCGGATTAAGAAACAAAAAAGAATTCCACGCTATGAAAAATACTGGTGTGTTTGATTATGCTATTTGGGTTGATCGTAGCGATCATCTTCCTCCTGAATCAAAAGACAGTATGAGTCTTGAACAATGGATGGCAGATTATACTATTGACAACAATGGTACATTAGATGATTTGAAATTTAATTTAGATAGACTAATGTGTTACTTAGAAGTCAGGTCGTAAATCACCCTGTTTCCAACGTACCCCTTCTTTTTGCATAATACGTTGACAGTTAGCACAGATAGTTTTTAAGTTATTAGGCCGACAATTAACTAAGTCACCGTCTATGTGAAATACGTTAAACTGTTCGTCATGCTTTGATTTAAATCCACATTTTTCACATACGCTTTTCTTTTCGTACCCGCGCTGCTTCCAAAATGGTATCCCGTGACCTAATCCGTTGCGTAAACATTTTTCGCACAGTTTACGATAGTAAGTTTTGTTGTTCTTTTTATAGTTTATTGCAGCTGGACGCAGCCCGCACTTGCATAATGGTCTCATGTCGTATTTAGCTCACCTTTTTGGTACCTTTTTCTGTGGTATATGCTAGGTGTTTTGTGTCTATTATAATAAATACTGTATAGAAAACACTAACATCCAACAGGAGAATAACATGGCATTAGTATCACCAGGCGTAGAAGTCAATGTAATTGACGAAAGTTTCTACACTCCAGCATCAGCTGGAACGGTACCTATGATCTTTGTTGCTACTGCTAGTAATAAAACTAGAAGCAGTGGGACAGGAACAGCAGCAGGTACAATTACAGCAAACGCAGGAAAACCATATTTGATCACTAGTCAACGAGAGCTTGGTGAAACATTTGGCGACCCTTTATTTTACAGCGACAACAACGGCAATATGATCCACGGTGGCGAGCTTAATGAGTATGGCTTACAAGCTGCTTATTCAGCACTAGGCGTGTCGAATCGTGTATACGTTGTAAGAGCTAATTTAGACACAGCAGAATTAACAGCAAGTGCATCAGCACCAGGCGGCGATCCAGCAAATGGCGCTTACTGGTTTGACACTTCAACAAGCAATTTTGGAATTCTCGAATGGAATAGCGCAGCAATTACAGTAACAGGCGGCCAAACATTTACAGCAAAAACACCAACAGTATTAACTGTAGTTACTGATTTAAGCGCAGGTTTAGCTAGTGCGCCGAAAGCATCAATCGGTCAAATTGGCGACTATGCTGTAGACGCAAACGATACAATGAACCGTTTGTACTACAAAACACCAGGTTACGGTACAACAGCTCAAAGATTAACAAATCGCGGCACTTGGGTAGAAGTAGGCAGCGACAACTGGAAAGCAAGTTGGGCAGTTACACGCGGTACAGCAAGTAACCCTGACTTAACAACAGCAGGTGCAGCAAGTGAAGGAATAGTAATTAATACTACTCCTGTAAACTTTACAGGTGCTGAAACAAATATTGCAGATCTTGTTTCAATTATTAATGCAGCAGGAATTGCAGGGGTATCGGCAGCACTAGTTGATGGTTCAATTGAAATTTACGGCAATAGTTTAAGTGCATCAACTGGCGGAACAGCTGATAGTAAAGTTGCTATTGCAGCTGGCGGATCAGGCGACTTGCTAGGAGACTTAGGACTTACAGCAGCTACCTATAGTACACCGAGACTACAGCCAGCACCACACACTAGCGTCCCTGAATTTAAATCAGGCGACACAACACCAGCACCGAGTGGCTCAGTTTGGATTAAAACAACTACACCAAACGGTGGCGCAAAACTGAGTGTTAAGCAGTACAGCACAGCTACACAGCTATGGTCAACTGTAACAGCACCACTTTACACTACGCCACAAGGCGCAATTTATGGGCTTGATAAAACTGGCGGTGGCACAAACTTATTAACTGGAGCACTTTATGTTAATGTTAATGTAGACGAACTTGCTAATCCTATTGGTAACTACAAAATCTTTACAAGAGCATCAGCAGGAGCAACAAGCATTACTGGTACAGTAGTTACTAGTGTTGCAGCAGGTACTTATACATTTACTTTATCTGAAACAAGAGCAAACACAGCAGCAATGACTGCTCCTGTAACAGTAAGTGTTATAACTACAGGTGCAACTACTGACGCAGATTTATTAGCAGCAGCAATTAATGCAAAAGGTTTAACAAATGTTATAGCACTAGTTGACGCACAAAATAGAGTTGTAATCCAGCACAAACTAGGCGGCGACATTAAGATTGTTGACACCGACGGTGGATTAGCATTATACGGATTTAGTGCAGCAAATACAGTAAACTTGTATGTAGGACCAAATGCAACTGGATTAGTAGCATCTAACTGGAAGCCACTAACTTACACAGCATCTGGTTCAGTTCCATTAAGTTTACCTGCACACGGACAATTATGGTATAGTAGTGTTGTTGACGAAGTAGATATTATGGTACATAATGGCGACACATGGGTTGGATTAAACTATGTTGGCGGTACTGGCTTATCAGCTGATTCAAGTCCATATAGCGGAACTAACGCAGAAGGACCGATGGTTTCAGCAACAGCACCTATTAAGCAAGACAACGGCAATAATCTAGTAGAAGGCGATATTTGGGTAAGTACAGCAGATGTTGAAAATTATCCAGCAATTTACAAGTATAATCCAACAATTGCAGCAACAGGTGCAAGTGGTTGGATCTTAATGGATAAAGCAGATCAAACAACTGAAAACGGTGTACTATTTGCAGATGCACGTGATGGCGATACAGGCGGCACAAAAGACGATGCACCAAGTGCAACTATTGCAGAATTACTAGTAAGTGATTATCTAGACACAGATGCACCAGATCCTACACTATATCCAAAAGGTATGTTGCTATGGAATCTACGCAGAAGCGGATTTAACGTTAAGCGTTTTGAACGTAACTATGTTGACTTAACAGCTAAAAACGTTCGTCAAGGTGGCGTAGATGCTGGCGCTCCAATGGCAGCTTACTACCCACATCGTTGGGTTACTGATTCAGGTAACCAAGCAGATGGTTCAGGAAGCTTTGGACGTCACGCACAGCGTAAGAGTGTTGTACAAGCACTACAAGCAACTGTTAACAGTAACCAAGATATCCGTGACGAAGAAAGTCGTCAGTTTAACTTAATTGCAGCTCCAGGTTACCCAGAGCTAATTGGTGAAATGATCACACTAAACTATGATAGACGCTTAACAGCATTTGTTATTGGTGACACACCATTACGTTTAACACCAGATGCAACTTCATTGAATGAATGGGCAACTAACGTTAAACTAGCACTAGAAGATAACGACAATGGTGCAGTTAGCTTTGACGAGTACATGGCTATGTATTATGGCGCAGGCTTTACAAGTGATAATGCAGGTAATAACATTGTTGTTCCAGCATCACACATGGCATTACGTACTATTATACTAAACGACCAAGTTGCGTTTCCCTGGTTTGCTCCAGCAGGTACAAGACGTGGTGGCGTAAGCAATGCTACAAGTTCAGGTTACATTAATAGCGAAGGCGAATTTGTTTCAGTAGCACTAAACACTGGACAGCGCGATACATTGTACAGCAACAGCATAAACCCAATCACATTTATTAGTGGTGCAGGACTTGTTGTATTTGGACAGAAGACTCGTGCAAGAAATGCAAGTGCATTGGATCGTGTAAACGTAGCACGTCTAACTGTTTACTTACGTGGACAGCTAGAGCTGTTGGCAAAACCATACTTGTTTGAGCCAAATGACAAGATCACACGTGATCAAGTTAAAGCAGCAGCAGATGCACTGTTACTAGAACTAGTAGCACTAAGAGCACTTTATGACTTCTTAGTAGTGTGTGATGAATCAAACAACACACCTGCAAGAATTGATAGAAATGAGCTATACTTAGACATTGCTATTGAGCCAGTAAAAGCAATTGAATTTATTTACATTCCGTTGCGTATTAAGAACACAGGCGAAATTGCAGCACTAGGATAATATGCGCACATAATGAGTGGAGTTTTACCTCCACTCATTGAGGCATAAATACTGTATAGGAGAACATAATGCCAATCACAACTTTACAAAATATTAGTGTACCTACTGAAGGCGCTGGAAGTAACTCATCATTATTGATGCCTAAACTACAGTATCGCTTTAGAGTATTACTAGATAATTTTGGTACTACTGGTGGACCAGATGGTACAAGAGAAATTTCAAGACAAGTAGTGGACGTAACTCGTCCAAACGTAAGTTTTGAAAAAATGACAATTGAAGCTTACAACAGCAAAACATATCTTGCAGGTAAGCACACATGGGAACCAATTACACTTACACTACGCGAAGATGCAAACAACAACGTACAAAAAGTTGTTGGTCAGCAGCTACAAAAGCAGTTCGATTTCTTCGAGCAGTCAAGTGCAGTATCAAGTGGCTCATACAAATTCCAAACTAGCATCGAAATACTAGACGGTGGAAATGGTGCAAACGGTGCAACAGTTATTGATCGCTTTAGATTAATAGGTTGCTACATTGAATCAGCTAACTACAACTCACTAGCATATGCTACTAACGAAGCAGTAACAACTACACTAAGTATTAGTTACGATAACGCTATCCAGTTTGGTGCAGACGAATCATTCGAAGGCATCGGCGAAGCAACTGCAAGAGCAATTGCAGCGTCAACAGGCGGAACAACTGTTACTGGCTAATACGCTTAGTTAAGGTTGGTGTTTTATATAGAAAGCGGAGATTGTCTGACAATCTTCGCTTTTCTTTATATACGCAGATAATTCGTAAGGATAAATATTAGTATGAGTTTAAAAGATGCATTCCTATTCAACCTTCAATCTGAGACACATTTGCGTGACGCTCGTCACGCAAATCAAATCTATACTCAAAACAACTTTGCGTTCTCTCCTAAAACAAAATACATGTATCATGTTAGGTTTGATCCTAACGATGAAATAGGTAATAGTGCAACTTCAAATGTTTTTAGATTTCAAAAAGAATTAGGAGTATTAGTTAAAAGTGCAGACTTGCCTAGTTTTAGAGCAAGTGTAGAAAACAAACAACAATACAATCGTAAAAAGAATGTACAAACTCGAGTTGACTACGAAGATTGTAGAATTACGTTTCACGATGATAATACTGGTGTAACTAGAGCATTACTAGAAGAATACTACAGATATTATTTTGTTGATGCCAATAAAGTTACAAACGGAGTTGACGGTGCATATGGACCTAGAGACAAGTATTTTGCTAGAGTGCCCAGTTACGGTCTAGATAATAGCAAAAGAAATCCATTTTTTAAAAGCATTACAATTTATCAATTGTCACGCAGAAATTGGGTAGCATATACTTTAGTTAATCCTTTGTTAACAGCATGGGATCATGGCGATGTTAACAGTAATGGCAGTGAGTTCAATGAAAACACAATGAGTGTTGCATACGAAGCAGTACAATATACTAGCGGCACTGTTGCTGGAGACACTCCAGCAGGATTTGCAGATCAAAGTGTAGGTTATGATGTAACACCTAGCCCACTAGGTTATCTCGATGATGCTATGATCCCAGGCGGCGGCGAAAAAGGATTACTGCCTGCATTAATTGGGTTAGGTACTTCGGCGTTATTAAATAAAGCATTTGGTAATAGTAACAGTCCGAGCAAAAATATTTTAAAGCAAGTTGCAACAGGTGTTATCGGTGGAGTGGTAACTAATATACTATCACAAAATAAACTGCCGGTGCCTGATCCACAAAATCAACAAACACCTATAACTACAACATCTAATAATTCAAAAACATTATCTAGCAGTCAAATCGCCGGGTTGTTACTATCGCCTGCTATCAAGAATCAAGTAAATCCTGCATTAATTAACAGTGGAGCAATACCAAACGTAAGTGTTAATGACTATAATAATGCCTCTGCTTCGCAAAAGGCAGCATATGATTCGCAAATATCGAATAAAATTGCAGCTGGTGATCAAAAATTAGCACAGGTTGCTTCAAATGCACTTAATAATTTAGGATATTAAATTATGGAAAATAAAGATATTACTACAGAATTTTTTAACAATTTTTATAATCTAGAAATTAGTTATAATCCGAGCGAAGTAGACGCAGTTATAGGGTACTTCCTAAAAAGAGGTTTTGGAAAAGTTAGTGCTATTAATACAGCTAGTGTGTTATTACAACAAGCGAAAATTGATGATCTAAACGTGCAAGAATTAATTGATACTCTTAAAGGTGTAACTGATGTACAATTAAGTTTAATTGTTGCTCAAATTCTTAATTTTAATAGAGAAAAAACTAGTGTACTAGGTTTTAGAGATGACATAGAAATGTCTAATTTATTTGATCAAAGAAATGTTGTAATATGATATGTCACGTTTTGCACAAGGTAAATTCAATCTAAAAAATCCACAAAAATATATAGGTACTAAAACTCCTACATATCGTTCAGGGTGGGAATTTACTTTTATGAAATTCTGCGACGAACATCCTGCAATTGAAAATTGGGCAAGTGAAGCAGTACGTATACCTTACCGGAATCCCTTAACAGGCAAACAAACTGTATATGTACCCGACTTCTTTATTTCGTATGCAGATAAAAGTACTAAAAAGCGTGTAGAACTAATCGAAGTTAAACCTGCAAATCAAGCTCATCGAGAACGACTAGGTAATAGTAAGCACAATCAAGCACATTGGGTTGTTAATCAAGCTAAATGGGAAGCTGCAAGAGCATGGTGTAAACAAAAAGGCATAACATTCCGTATTGTTACTGAAGATGATATTTTCCACACAGGTAGAAGAAGATAAATAATAGTAGCATATAATGGAATGGAACCATGACAAAAAAATTAGAAGACTTATTAAACTTACCTGATTCAAAAGAAATTATAAAAGAAGCAGAAGTTCAAGAAGTAGAACAAGCAAAATACGAAATGGCTAACGTAGCCGAAACATTTCGCGATATTGAAGAGTTTGACAAAATTGCAGCAGCATTGCCGGCTATAAAAGGCTTAGGCAAAATGGCAGACGATGAGCTTAATGAAATTGCAGACAAGGCTATGAGTGCATACGAAGATTTAATGGACTTAGGTATGAATGTAGAAAGTCGTTATAGTGGCAGGGTATTTGAAACTGCTGGCGGATTGCTTAAAACTAGTTTAGATGCTAAAGTAGCTAAACTTAATAATAAATTAAAGGTAGTTGAGTTACAACTTAAAAAACAAAAGCAGGACAACGATAGTGCTGGACCGGGAGACGGTGATATAGTTAATGGTGCAGGCTACGTTGTTACTGATAGAAACAGTCTACTAGAGAAGCTCAAAGGCTTAGATAAAGATAAATAATACATATAGAACAGGGATCATTGCGCAATGAGATCATTTACAGAAATACTTACAGAGTCTAAAAAGACTTACGAATTTAAAATAGGCATTGCCGGGCCTTTGCCAGAAGGGTTTGCAGATAGTATGGAAACTTCACTTAAGAAGTTTAAAGTACTAAACATGACATCAGGTAAGAAAACACCAATTCAAGAACGTCCGCTAGACTTTCCGCAGTTACAAAATATGGAAGTTACATACTTTGAAGCAGAAGTTGAATATCCAACAACTAGCCAAGTACTGCAAGAATATGTAGGCAAGTGCTGCGGCATTGATCAAGCATACATTATTGTGCGCAATATAAACGATCCAAGAGAAGAATATCAAGAAATGAAAGACGATGCTCCATACGAAGCAATGTTGACCAAAGAAGACATGGGTGGAGAAACTGCACAAGAAGATGTAGCAGGCAATCGTGTAATGAGTTTATTAAAAGAATTAGAAACTGCTCGCAAGGAAAATGAACACAGCGGTGCAGAAGGTGCTCCAGTTGGAGAATCATCTGATATTGGTGATGCAGAAAATACTAAAGCAGTTGTAGGAGGCTGAAATTATGGATATGAAGAAATTAATCGAATCAATGGATCACATTGAAGAGTGCGGAATGACAGAGATGCCTGCTGCAATGCCAGCACCAGAAATGGACAAAGGCAATCCAGTAACAGTAAATGTTAGTATGAACGCAAGTGGTAAAGAACATGTTGCAGATCTACTAGACATGATGAAAAATGCAGGACTAGGTGGTGCAGAACCAGTAGGTGCTAAAATGCTTTCACCACGCATGGACATGGAACGTTTGTCAGCAATGATGGGCGAACCAGCAGACGGTTTAGATGATCGTGAAATGGATCTTCCTGCTCCAGAAGAAGCAGATATGGAAGAAGTTGAAGACGAAATTGAAGTAGAAGGCGACTATGCTAACGAGCCAGACGCACAATACGGTGACATGAGTGACGCTATTCCAGACGGCAACGACTTAAACCGCAAGAAGAAAGCATATGCTGCTACACAAGACGGTGACAATCCAATGGCTGTTGAAGCAATTAAGGCAACACTAATGGCAGCGTTACAAGAAAAGAAAAAGCCAGACGCAAACAAGAATAGCATTCCAGATTATGCGGAAGATGGCAAAGGCAAGAATGACCTAGCAAAAGGCAGCAAGCCTAAAAAAGGTGAAGTACCTCCGCAATTTAAGAAAAAATAATCTACGGTGGGGTTACACCAAATAGGACCTTCGGGTCCTATTTTTTTGAGTAAATAACAGTATGGCAGCATCATTAGACGGCGTCTTAATTAAGAAGGCCAATAAACAAGAAACATATACAAACGAGCAAGTTGAAGACTTGATGAAGTGCATGGATCCAGACGAAGGATACTTGTATTTTGCTCGCAAGTTTGCATACATTCAACACCCTGTTAAAGGCAAGTTGTTGTTTGATCCATTTGAGTATCAGCTACGCTTGATGCATAGTTATCATAACTATCGCTTTAATATTAATATGATGCCACGACAAACAGGCAAGACTACGTGCGCTAGTATCTATCTAGCATGGTATGCAATGTTTAACCCAGACCAAACTATTCTTGTAGCAGCACACAAATACACAGGTGCGCAAGAAATTATGTCACGCATACGTTTTGTTTATGAAACGTGTCCAGATCATATTAGAGCAGGTGTTACAAGCTACAACAAACAATCAATCGAATTTGAAAACGGTTCACGTATTGTAGCACAGACTACAACAGGCAACACAGGACGTGGTATGAGTATCTCGCTGCTATACTGTGACGAGTTTGCATTTGTGCAACCCAATATTGCTGAAGAGTTCTGGACATCAATATCACCTACACTTGCAACAGGTGGTCGTGCTATTATTACTAGTACACCCAACAGTGACGAAGATACTTTTGCTACTATTTGGAAGCAAGCAGAAGACAAGTTTGATGCACATGGTAATGAGCAAGAATTAGGCTCAAATGGATTTCACAGTTTTGTTGCACAATGGGACGAACATCCTGATCGTGACGAAGCATGGAAAGTAGAAGAAGTTGGACGTATTGGTGAAGAAAAGTTCCGTCGTGAATACGGTTGTGAATTCCTAGTATTTGACGAAACACTAATCAACAGTTTAAAATTAGCAGTAATGGAAGGTGCTTCGCCTATACTTAATATGGGTCAAACACGTTGGTATAAAAAGCCAAGTCCGCAATACACATATGCAGTGGCACTAGATCCTAGTATGGGCACTGGCGGAGACAATGCTGCAATACAAGTATTTGAGTTACCTAGTTATACCCAAGTAGCAGAATGGCAGCATAATCAAACTGCTATACCAGGTCAAGTTAGAGTACTTGCAGACATATGCAAATACTTACAACAAGAAACTAATAACACAAACGGTATATATTGGAGTGTTGAAAACAACGGTATCGGAGAAGCCTGTCTACTAGTCATCAACGACTTTGGAGAAGAAAACATTCCAGGCTTGTTTGTCAGCGAGCCAATGCGTAAAGGACACGTAAGAAAGTTCCGTAAAGGATTTAACACTACACACGGCACAAAAATTACAGCGTGTAGTAGATTAAAGACTATGGTCGAAAATGATAAAATGACTATACACAGTAAGCCATTAATAAGTGAATTAAAAGGGTTTGTTGCAACAGGATCTAGTTATCAAGCTAAATCTGGCATGGGAGACGACTTGGTAAGTGCTACACTGTTAGCACTAAGAATGATGGCTGTACTCAAAGATTGGGATCCTAGAATCTATAATACCTTTACACAAGCTGAAGATCAAGAAGATTACGAAGCGCCTATGCCTATCTTTATAAGCAGTAACTTTTAATTAAGCGGATAAATACATTATGCAAGAATTTGACAAAATAGGCGAAGACCTTTTTAACAAAATTAGAGGTAGATTTCCAGAAGTTACTATAGGTGACAAAGCAGGAACAGTTACTAACGAGCCAACTATGGCACGTTTCTTTGATTTTGACTATAATGGGCTAGGCAAAGTAAGTGTTGCTATTGATGAAGATGAAGGTCTAACTATTATATACAGCAAAGACTTTATGGAAGATCAAGACGAAATGACGCAAGATGCGTGGTATGACTTCTTAAAAGAACTGCGTATCTTTAGCAAAAAGCGTATGTTAGATTACAGCGTAAGAGATATTACTAAGTCAAATTTAAATAAAAGAGATTATAAATTCTTAGCGAAAACCCCTGAGGACGGACAAATGACAGAATCAAAACTATACGGCACAAGTAAAATTAGTTACCAAAAAGTAGGCGAAGCACGTATTGTAATTCAACATACTGAAAGTATTAACCAAGAAAGTGCAACAGGACGCACACAAAAAATTGGTAAAATTTATATTGAAAGTGCAGATGGTGAAAGATTCCGTTACCCATTCAAACATCTAAGCGGTGCCAGAGCAATGGCACGTCACGTAGCAGAAGGCGGGAATACATATGATGATTTCGGTAAGCACATTGTAGGCTTATCAGAAGAAATGGGAAAACTACGCAAGTTTAAAAACTATATGGGACGTAGTGCTGTAATGGCAGAAAGTCTAGCAGGTTATGTAGACGTTGTTAAAGAGCGCATTGCTACAGTTAAGAAAACAATTGAAAGTCTTCAAAAGCCAGCATACTATGCAGAAACATTTGCAGCATTTGAAACACCTATGTTTGAAGATGTACCAAGTGATGTTGCAGAGAATTGGATCGACCAACTAACTATTAAACAGTTTAACGAAGAACTAGCAGATGTATTTCCTTACATTTACAAGCTAGTAGGCGAAGCAACTCGAGCAAAATCATTAGGCCCAGACGATTTAGTAGACGAAGGCGAGCGTCACGGCAATAGTAAGATTTATGACAAGTGTCGCGACGGTTGGCGCAAAAAACCAGGCGCAACAAGAGGATCTAAAGGCTCTTGCATTCCAGAAGAAATTGAACTAGAGCAGGGCTTTGAAGAAATGATGGGCCAGTTTGGTGAAGAACGTACAGACGAATTTCTCCCAGCATTAGCTATTCCTGCATTAATAACTGCGGCAAGAATAGCAGCACCAAAACTTATACAGATGGGCGCAAAGATTCTTACTAAAGGTGCGCAAGGTGCAGGCGCAGTTGCCAAAGGCGCAGGCAAAGTAGCAGCTAAAAATCCAGGAACTACAGCAGCAGTAGGCGGCGGCGCATATGTTGGTAAAAAAGCAGGCGATGCTATTGACGCAGTAGGCGACATGGCTGGAGACCTTGCAACATCAGCAAGTGATTTAATTGCAAAAGCCGAAGGCGGAGTTGAAGCTATTCAAGGTGAGATTTCAGCATTTTTAGGTGGCGATGCAGTTAAACAAGTTGCAGCAATGGCATCTAAATATGCACTACCTGCACTAGCAGTAGTTGCATTATTATATGGCGGCAAAAAAGTAATTGACATGCTTAAAAGCAAAGATGATGATCAAATGCAAACTGCTTCTATGGAAGAGGACGATCTTGAAGAAGCATACATCAAGACATCAAAAGATGCAAGTGATGCACTAGGTGTGTTGCGTGGTAAAGGCAAAAAGATCGAAACAGGCGATGACGAGTACGACGGCAACTTAGCAAACGAATATGCAAGCGATGTATGGGATGTGTATTCTTGGATTGAAGCAAGAACAAACGGATTTCAAGGTATAGATCCAAAGTTCCAAGCAGCAATTGATGCAATGATGGAGTTGCGTAAAGAAGCAAAGAAATTAGAAACTCAACCAGGCTCAGGTAAGAACGGTAAGTTTGGTAATCAAATAGTAAACACATTATATCCTGTAATGCAGTATATAGATGCACACGACTTTGATAAAAAAGAAGACGACGGCACTGAAGAGCCAGAAGAGCAAAAGACACCATTAGGCGAGTTTATTTTAAGCTACTTTGATAGAGAAACAGGCGTATTTCCAAAAGGCGAAACCGCTGTATTAACCATGATAGAAAAAGATTACGGCGAGCAGTTCATAGAACCTGCTAAGGCGTTTATCGAACAAATAGGCGCAAAGTTTGAAGAGTTCCAGATGCGTAACCAACCACAACAAATGGAAGCAAGCGGACCATGTCATCATTGTTCGGGATCAGGCCATGAAATGGGTAACCCAGGAAAAGCATGCCTAGACTGCGGTGGCACAGGAAAAAGTGCAGAAAAAAATGAAGATGCCGTTGACGAAAACTTTACACAGGCAGCAGCGGCAGCAGCAAGAGCACACAAAACAGAATTTGAATATCCTAAAGGATCAGGCAAAATGCACCCTGTAAAAATGGACAAAGGCACTGCACACGAAATAAATGACGATTTTGACAGAATGAGAGAGTTAGCAGGTTTACGTTAATCTGCTAACGCTCATAAGTTTTTATGTTTTTTCTTTCAAAAAAGACTTGACTAACGTTGTAGACGGTGTTATTATTAATACTGTGCTATAACATATAAAGGCACAGAGCAACATAGGTTGTTCTACACATAGGCATAACATTTAGGAGAAAAGGCACTATGGCATCATTAGCAGAAATCCGAGCAAAGCTCAAAGAACAAGAAGCCCGCGCAGGCGGCAACCAAGGACCAAGCGGTCCAAACCCAATTTACCCATTTTGGAATATTAAAGAAGGCGAAAGCGCAACTTTCCGTTTCCTTCCTGACGGTAATGCAGACAACACTTTCTTCTGGGCAGAACGTTTGATGATCAAACTTCCGTTCGCAGGAGTTAAAGGCGAAACTGATTCGCGTCCAGTACAAGTACAAGTTCCGTGTATGGAAATGTATGGCGAAAGCTGTAATATCCTACAAGAAGTACGTGGCTGGTTTAAAGATCCATCGTTGGAAGACATGGGTCGTAAGTATTGGAAAAAGCGTTCATACGTATTCCAAGGCTTTGTAACTGACAATCCATTGACTACAGATGAAGCACCAGAGAATCCAATTAGACGCTTTATTATTGGTCCACAAATCTTCCAGATCATTAAGGCAGCATTGATGGATCCAGACATGGAAGAATTGCCAACAGATTATACTGCTGGTGTAGACTTCCGTCTTAACAAAACATCCAAAGGCGGTTATGCAGACTACGGCACAAGTAATTGGGCACGTCGTGAGCGTCCACTAGGCGATGCAGAGATGGCTGCGGTCAATACACACGGATTGTTTGATCTAAGTGAATTCCTTCCTAAGAAGCCAGACGCAACTGCTATCAAAGTGATGCAGGAAATGTTTGAAGCATCGGTAGACGGTGAAGCATATGATGCAGAACGTTGGAGCAACTACTTCCGTCCTGCAGGTATGCAAGCACGTACAGGTGATCCGCAGAAAGAAGCAAGCCCACAAGCAACCGCTGTAAGTCAAAGCGCACCCGCTCCAGCAGCAGAACCTACACCTGCACCAGTAGCAGAGGCAGCACCTGTAGCAGCTGAAGAAGCACCAGCAGCAGGAGGCGGCGCACAAGACATTCTAGCAATGATCCGCTCGCGTCAAGGTTAAGAGCAACTGAAAAGGGTTGCTTTTTAATAGAGCAACCCTTTTTACTTTACAGCTTTTTTTAGGAGAATTTAATGGCTAAATCGTTTGATGTTAGCAAGTTCCGCAAGGACTTGACTAAAAGTATCTCAGGCATGAGTGCTGGATTTAACGATCCTACTGATTGGATTTCAACAGGATCATATGCACTAAACTATCTTATCTCAGGAGACTTTCACAAAGGTGTTCCGCTAGGTAAGGTTACTGTGTTTGCAGGTGAATCAGGAGCAGGCAAATCGTATTTCTGTTCAGGTAACATTGTAAAACACGCACAGGATCAAGGCATCTTTGTAGTACTAATTGACTCAGAGAACGCACTTGATGAGAGCTGGCTACAGGCTCTTGACGTTGACACAAGTGAAGAAAAACTTCTTAAACTTAACATGTCAATGATTGATGATGTAGCAAAAACTATCTCAACATTTATTACAGACTTTAAAGCAATGGATGAAGAAGATCGTCCTAAAGTATTGTTTGTAATTGACAGTTTGGGTATGTTGCTAACACCTACTGATGTTGATCAGTTTAACAAGGGTGATATGAAAGGTGATATGGGTCGTAAGCCTAAAGCACTAACTTCATTAGTCCGTAATACTGTTAACATGATCGGCTCATTGAACGTCGGACTAGTATGTACTAACCACACATATGCATCGCAAGATATGTTTGACCCAGATGACAAGATTAGTGGTGGCTCAGGCTTTATCTATGCATCAAGTATTGTTGTTGCAATGAAGAAGTTGAAACTTAAAGAGGACGAAGACGGCAATAAGATTTCAGAAGTTATGGGCATCCGTGCTGGTTGTAAAGTAATGAAGACACGCTATGCAAAACCGTTTGAAGGTGTGCAGGTTAAGATTCCTTATGAGACTGGCATGAACCCGTACAGTGGTTTAGTTGAATTGTTTGAGAAGAAAGGCTTGTTGACAAAGCAAGGCAATCGACTCAAGTATATTAATCTAGCAGGCGAGGAAATTCTTGAATATCGCAAAGCATGGATGCAAGAAGGCAAACTTGATTTGATTATGTCGGAATACGCAGAAAAAATTGCTCCTGTGGTAAATACCGACGAAGTTGACGAAGAAGAAGCAACTATTGATCAAATTGAGGAAGCAACCACAAATGAATGAAGAACACATCAGTGACATCTGGACGATGTTTAAAGAATATACAGACAAGAAACAAATGGAACTTGTTGCCGAAAAGTATGTTGATCTATTAGCAGACTACGGTGTTAGTGATGAAACGTTTAAGGAAGTTATCGGTACAGATTCTTATTTAGATGAAGCAATTAGCTACTATCTAGATTTAGATAATGTAGACGATGATGACGAAGAATGGGATGAATAATGGGTTGGTATAGCGAAGTATCGCGAGACATTAGTAAGATACCAAGTGCTGTACAGTTCTTTGAAGACGAGCTGATACAAGGTCGTCTAGATGTAAAACTCAAAGGCAATGTAGAACGTGCTGCGGCAGAAATGCCCGGTATCGTTGAACAGCGTTTTAACCAGCTTCAAGAAATTGAAGCAATCCTCAACTACTTAAACATCGAGCTGCGTAGGTTGCGCAGCTCGTACTTTAAGAAATATCTCGAAAACTATCAACGAGCTCTGTCAAGCCGTGACGTTGAAAAATACGTTGACGGTGAGGCAGACGTTGTTGACTACGAAAAGATTATCAACGAGTTTGCTCTTATGCGTAACAAATGGTTAGGACTTTTAAAAGGACTTGATCAAAAGCAATGGCAGATAACTAATGTTGTAAAGCTTAGAGTAGCAGGAATGGAAGATGCAAGCGTGTAGTATTTTAGTAGGAGTTGATCAAAAATACTACGATGACTGGGCATCAACACTACTAAAATCTATAAACTTTAACTGTCCTGATATTAAATTACGTTGTCATGTAGTAAATCCAAAAAATCTAAAAAAATTACCTTTTGTAGAATATACTACAGAAGAAATTTCTTTCGATAACGAAGATTCAAAAATATCTTATTTGCAAGCTGTAAGATTTCTTGCAGTATCTAAAATTCCTACTACAGAATTTGTACTTACTATTGATGCAGATACTATATGTTGTAAGAAATTTACAAAAGAAGAATTTATTAATATATTTGATAAGCAAAATATTTTAGTAAAAGACAAAAAACCCGATCGCTGGCTTTGCGGATTAGTTTGTTTTAAGAATGATAACTTTAGATACGAATACGCAGAACTACTTAATTCTGACCCAATATCGACATGGAAAGTTGGCAGAGATCAAAAAGTCCTATCAAAACTAAAAGATAAATTTAACTTTGTGCCTGTACATTATAAATGGATGTCAATCGGAAAAAACGGACGCGGCAGTATATTTTTAACACTCAAAGGCGACAATAAAATTACACATAAATATTTAGAAGTTTATAGGCAGTTTAAAAATGAAATTAAAACTTAGTGAACCGTTAATAGTTGGTATAAAAGGCAGCTTTGATAATCAAAATTTATTATTTGTTCCAGATTTGCCTAATTTTAAGATAGTAGAAAATTTAGATGATCCATTAGTTAAGAGTGCCGATGGATATATGCAAACTAATATATATAAATTTTCAACCCCTAAGTTAAAAGACCAGTTTGATTTTATTAAAGAATCAGGCAAACCTTTTTTAGTATATGAAAGTCCTGTATTTCGTAGGGGCACAACAGCATTACAAGATAAGAATCCACTGTTTATGCAACGTGTAGGCTGGAATCATTTTATGCGCCAGGGAATATTTTGTAATGAAAATAGCCCGCCGGATAGATTTAACAAAATACAAAAAGACCAAAACATAGAAATAAAGCCTTGGAGAGCAAAGGGTGATTACATATTATTCATTTTGCAAAAGCCCAATGACAGTAGCTTAGAACAAGTGCATAAAGTTTGGGGTAATCAATATTGGGCGTATGTGTCTGATTGCTTGCGTAAAATTCGTGAGCATACTGATATGCCTATTGTTCTTAGAGGGCATCCAAAAGCAAACAAAAGCAGATCAATAGCTGCGGGTATTGCAGCAAAAGAAGGAATACCTAACGTAACGCATACTACTAATTACGATACACAAACAATTGCAAACGGTGGCAGAGGCTTACAAAAAGACTTCGACAATGCATGGGCAGTTATTGGTACAACTAGTAACACCCTTATAGAAAGTGCATGTGAAGGCATTCCTACATTTGCATTAGACGATACTGCAATGAGTTTCGACGTATCTCAACCTGACTTATCTTACTTAAACAATCCAAAACTAGATATACCTCGTGAGCAATGGTTATATGATCTAGCATACACACAATATTATTTTCACGAGCATCGTTCAGGCTTTGCATGGAATAGACTCAAACCTGCATACTTCTAAAAACATACTGGATAAGTATTTAAAATTAAGAGAAAGTAAACATGAAGCAAGTTTATAATTATTGGATGCCTGATAGTGATAATCACTTTGAACGTCTTATTAAAAAAAGAATAAGTCAAGGCGGCCCGGCAGAATATCAAGATCTTATTAGAGCAGCAGCATATGAACATATAACTGATTATGATTTATGCATTGACGTTGGAGCAAACGTTGGTTTATTTACTGTTCCGCTATCTACAAAATTTAAAAAGATTATTGCATTTGAACCGGTTGATCAAGTTTACGAATGCTTAGAAAGAAACACACAGGACTTAAATGTAGAATTAAGAAAATATGCATTAGGCAATGCTAATAGTACTATTGACATAGAAATTGTTAATGATAATACCGGACAAAGTTATGTCAAAGACGAAACAATGGGCCAAGGCAGTATTGATATAAAGCGTATGGATGATTTAGATCTTCCTAGATTCGGCTTGTTAAAATTAGACTGTGAACGCTATGAATTAGAAATTCTCAAAGGCGGCAGCGAAACTATATTAAAATATAAACCTATTATTATCGTAGAGCAGCACCCTGACACAGAATTTTGCGCAGGTACTTTTTTAAAAAATCATGGTGCTGTTCAACTGGCAAGAGTCAAAAAAGATTATGTATTCGGATGGAGTTAATGAGCAAAGTAGTATTAGTAACAGGCGGATTTGATCCTTTACACTCAGGGCACATTGCCTACTTTAAAGCAGCACGAGAACTAGGTGATCACTTAGTAGTTGGTGTTAATTCAGACGCATGGTTAGAACGTAAGAAGGGCAAAGCATTTATGCCCTTTGAAGAACGCTGTTCAATTATTAAAGAACTCGCATGTGTTGACGAAGTTATTGGATTTAATGACGACGACGATAGTGCGTGTAACGCTATTATGCAAGTACTGTCAACAAAAGGCAGTAGTTGGAGTGTTGTGTTTGCTAATGGTGGAGATAGGGTAAACACCAACACACCTGAATACAAAGTATACGGCGAACACGCTGATGTTGAATTTAAATTCAAAGTAGGTGGCTCAAACAAAGCTAACTCAAGTAGCTGGATCTTAGACGAGTGGAAAACACAAAAGACCGAGCGAGACTGGGGCTACTGGCGTGTGCTAGATAATGTTCCAGACAAAGGTTATAAAGTAAAAGAACTTGTAATATATCCAGGCAAAAGTCTAAGTGATCAAAAACATTTTGAACGTAGTGAACAATGGCAAGTACTGCAAGGTATAGTAAAAATGGACACTGAGTATAATGAAATTAAAAACATTACACATTTAGAAGCACATAATAGACCATATGAAATAGGCGTGGAAGTTTGGCACAAAGCAAGTAATCCGGGAACAGAGAATGCACACATACTCGAAATACAATGGGGTGTATGCTATGAAGAAGATATTGAAAGAAGAGATTAATGAAAGTATTTGTAGGATATGACCCAAGAGAAGATATTGCATACCAAGTGTGTAAGCACAGTATACTAACTAGACAACCAAACGCAAATGTACGTCCACTAGTGCAAAAAGAGCTACGTGATGCAGGATGGTATACTCGTCCTGTAGATAAACTTGCAAGTACAGAGTTTACATTTACACGCTTCTTAGTACCAGAACTTGCAAACTTTGAAGGCTGGGCAGTGTTTATGGATTGCGATATGATTCTTACTACGGACATTAAAGAGCTGTTTGATCAAGCAGACGACAAGTATGCTGTTATGTGTGTGCAACATGATTATACACCTAAAGAAGGTATGAAGATGGATGGACAGAAACAAACTGTTTATCCACGTAAGAACTGGTCAAGTGTTGTATTGTTTAACTGTGCGCATCCTAGTAATGCTAGACTTACACAGGACATGGTAAATGATCCAGAACTTAATGGTGCATATTTTCATAGATTCAGTTGGTTAAAAGATGAAGAGATCGGCGAACTAGATCATACATGGAACTACTTAGTAGGAGTGTATGATGATATTGAAACACCAAAACTAATACACTACACCGAAGGCGGACCGTGGTTTGAAAACTATAGAGACTGTGAATTTAACGAACTTTGGAAAAAAGAACTACAGGACATGATGAATGGGTAAAATATATGAGATGGGTTCTGGAACAGTAGATAATATTGAAGATGGGTTTGTGCGTACATTTGCCCAAGGTATTTACTCACAGAAACCTGCTGATATAAACGGCAGTTTTATTATTAGAGGCGTTGGCGGCGGCAGCCAAAAAGCATATAAAAGATGTTGGGAATTAGGACAATCCTTTTACGCAATCGATACTGGATATTTTGGTAATTTTAAACACAAAACATGGCATCGCATTACACATAATGCACTACAAAATATGGAAGAATTTGTAGAACGTCCTGTACATCGTCTTGAAACGATATTGCAAAATAAATGGAAAAATATTTATAAAAAGTTTGTTCCTGGAAAAAAAATATTAGTATGTCCGCCGAGTGATAAAATTATGAACTTGTTTAATCAAGGAAATGCAAATGAGTGGACATCTAACATAGTAAGTAAATTAAAAACTGTAACAGATCGTCCTATAGAAATTAGAATGAAACCTAGTAGATTTGATAGAGTAACTACTAAGACAATAGAACAAGCACTTAATGACGACGTACATTGTCTTATAACATATAATAGTATTGCTGCATCAGAAGCATTAATGTGCGGGAAGCCGGCCATAACATTAGGTCCTAATGCTGCTAGTGCAATCTGCGAAACAAATATAGAAAACGTAGACTCTCCTAGAATACCAACTAAAGATCAAATGTACTCTTTCTTAACACACTTGTCATATGCACAGTTTACACAGCCTGAAATGGCAGACGGCACCGCTTGGAGAATATTACAAGGAGAGAGACTGTGACATTAAGTGTAGCATCTTATTTAATGGGAATACCTAGTAAGAACGTTAATCCAGATAAGCCTAAAATTATTGTAAATTTTATTGAAGGTGTGTGGGCAAGCGGAGACAAGGGAGAAATCGTTTGCGACTATAATCCAGTCGACACAGACGTAGCAGTAATACAAGGGTTTGTACATCCTAATAGTAAAAATTCTCCACATCTGCAATTAAGAAAAAATGTAATTGAACATCAACATAAACGGAATAAACGTACTATTATTGTAGATAGCAATCTATTTTTATATGCCGACAAAGGAAATTCTAATAAGTTTCTGCGTTATAGCTATGATGGCATTTTTCCTAACACAGGCGAATATTGTAACAATCGACCCGACCCTGCAAGATGGAATTTAATTAGTAAACGTCTTGGTATTAAACTAAAGCCGTGGACACAATCTGGTAGAAACATTTTAATATGCTGTCAACGTGACGGTGGATGGAGTATGGGCAGCAAAGCATTAATGCCTTGGCTAGTTGCTACTGTACAAGAGATAAGAAAGGTTAGTGATAGAACAATTGTAGTTAGGTTTCATCCTGGAGATAAAAATCAATTAAACCATAAAAGAATGTTAGCAAGATATAAATTACCTAATGTTATAACAAGTCATAATGAAAATATACTACAAGATTTTTCTCATGCACATTGTGTTGTGAATTATAACAGTAGTCCGGCAATAGCAGCAGCAATTGAAGGAGTTCCAACTATTGTTCTTGATCCAGTTCGTAGTCAAGCAGCAGAAGTGTCGCATCATAAATTAACAGATATCGAACATGTACAAGAGTTTGATAGAGAATTGTGGATACAAAAAATGGCTCAAATGCATTGGACATTGGACGAACTTAAAGACGGATCAGCATGGCAACATCTAAGGAAGTGGGCAATAAAATGAGCAAACACATAACAGTAGTAACAACATTTCATCCAGCAGGATTAGTAAAATACGGACAAAGATTTTTAGATAGCTTTGCTGCAAGAGTAGACAAGCGTATCAAACTAATTGTATATGCAGAAGATTGTAACCCAATTAATCCAGATCCAAGTCGTATCGAAATAATAGATGCGCATGTAGCATTGCCCAAATTAAATGCGTTCAAAGACAAGTGGGGTAATGTTCCTAAAGCCAATGGCGACATCAGCAAAGACCCTGTGCGCAGCAAACGCAAGGATTGGAACAAAGAGTTTAAGTGGGACGCTATACGGTTCGCTAACAAGACATACGCTGTGTATGACGCTGTAAGACGCTCTAAGGACTGGTGTGTGTGGATGGATGCAGATACATTTGTACACAGTGATTGGAGTTACGAAGACTTTGCAGAGCTACTACCAGACAATGCTTACATCACATATGTTGGTAGAGGCAAAGGATCACAGACTTGGCCAGAGTGCGGCTTCTATGGACTAAACTTAAACCATCCTGTGTGCCACGAGTTCCTCAAAGAGTTTGAACGCATGTATGAAGATGCAGACAACGGAATGTTCTTGTTAGACGAATGGCATGACAGTTATATCTTTGGCGAGCTGCTAAAGAAGTATAGTGAATTTCCATCACACGATTATAGCGCAGAAATGTATTTGAAAGAAGCTAAGTCAGGCGGCGGTGGACATCCATTGATCAACG